CTTTGAGCCTCTTACACCTTCGTCTAAAAACTTACCATAATTAGCCATCTCAAATGTTAAACTTGGCATAGCTGAACCTCCTGTGAAACGTCCTTTAATACTCCTATTCATTTTAGCTGTTACATAGCCCTTTATAGAGCCGTGTAGCTTACCTGTAGACTTATGTGAGGACTTCTTACCTCTAACCATTCTACCCTTCGTTAAATTAGCCTTAGATTGACTGACAACGTAACGCTTGTAAGACTCCATAACCTTACGAGCCTTAGGATAGGTACTTGTATTTTTAAGGTTTAAGTTTAGCAAAGGTCTAAAGTGTTTTTAATAGCTACTGTAAAGTCTACACCTACACCTGCTAGTTTGTCTTCAAATCGTTCACTAAAGAACTCTATTGCTACGTCATCCTCTTCTAGTTGAAAGCCTTGCTCATATAAGTCTCCTCTCATAAGCTCCTGTATTGTCTTAGTAGCTGCAGCAAACATAGAATTTAACACATAGTGCTCATTGTCATTACCATAAAATTGGTCTGTCTGCTCCTGCTTCTGCTCATCTACAATGTCTAGGAATAGTATACTCATATCTACGTATGCTACACCTTCTCCTATCCTAGCTGAGGTCATTCCAACGTGTGCTAGAGGGAATATGTTTTTCTTAAGTAAGTCTACCTCAAACAAGTCCCCAAAGGTTACCTGATTCACTAAAGCGTTATTCTCTAGCTCTGTCTTGATTGCGTCTGTTAGTTTAAATATATTATTCATAGTTATCTATTTCGTCTGTGTTGTGCTCGTTCTATTTCTGCCTTCTCTTTGTCAAATTCTAAAAAGAGTAATGCCTCTAAGTGATTTAATTCAGTTACTTGTTTATACTTTGTAGCATCGCCTCCGCATAAAGCGTAGAGAGAGTTAAACCACCCGTATTTCTTTGCAAATTGAGTTTCTCTAGAATAGTCGTCGCCTCCTCCTTCTCCTGACTCGAAAAGTCCTGAGAAGCCTTTAGTAACTCGTTCGCGATATTGTAAAAAAAAACAATAGCCGCTGATATTACTCCTACAGGTGCTTGTTTCATTACGTGGTGCATCTCTGTGCTTGCCTCATAGCCATCTATAGTATACAGCTCTCCAAACTCCTTAACAATAGGTCTAAACATAACAGACGCAGCCTTGTGAAAGTCTTTGTCTTTAGAGAGGCCCTCTTCTAGGTCAATAAACTCTCCTAGAGATATAGCTTGTAAGTCAGGTATAAAACCGTATTTAACGCCATCTAATTCAAATTTATTAGTAAAGGGTACATTTTGTTGTAATACCTCTAAAACCTCGTTAGAAATGCTCTCAGCATCACTTAGGCGCATCTTAGACACTAAGGCTATATCTACACCGCAAAATATCTCTATTGTCTTAAACATAAAGAACTCTTTATCCTGCTCTTCTGTATTAATCAAAGCAAACCTTTGGTATTGCTCTAATGTAATGTCGTTTATATGTGTAGGCACTTGTATCTTCATAGTATAGTATTTAGGCTTTATTTAAAAACATTGTATAACAAAAAAGGGCATCACAATTAAGTAACACCCTTTAAAACAAAACAAACAAAATTAATCTCTTATTACCTCTCTATCTACTATAGCCTCATAGAGTACCTCTAAGAGACATCCGTCATCTAAATGCTCTGAGTTATCTACTATGTGCTCTAAGTCTCTTAAAGCGTGCATATAGCCTCTTAAATAGTCTTCTCTTGTCTTCTCCATCTCTCTGTTGTTATATAGTGTATCTAGTGTGCTCATAGTTTAGGTTTTTAAGGGGGCGTTAACCCCCGTTAGTTATTAGATAGTTGCTTTTAGTTCGTTCATATCTGCGATGTACTTATTGTACTTAGCTATTCTCTCTTGGTTAGCAAAGTCTCCCATTGATAACTCGTAGTTGATAGTTTCTAATGCTCTCTCTATTCCTTTGTTGATTTCTTGTAACATAATGTTTGTTTTTATAGTTAGTTATTATTTTTGAGCAAAGCTACAACCCTTTATTAGTTAAACCTGAGGTTTTTCAATCTTTTTTTAAATTATTTTAATAAAAAACCCTAATACGTTAGTACTAAGGCTCTTACAGGTTAAACTTTTTTTAACTTTCTTTTGCGATATCTTTGGTCTAGTATCCTTTTTGCTCTCTGCAGGTGCTTATTGTTAAACCACGTGAAGTGTAATAGAATATGTTCTAACTCTAAGGTAGTACATTTGTTGAGGTCTTTATCTGTCATCTATATAGCGTTATCCAATTGCTCTATTATATGCCTTAGCTCTGAGCGTTCGAATCTACCCATCCAAATCATATTGACGTGGACGTTAAAGTGGTCTTTTTCTAGTGGTGTAATCGTTACTTGTGAATTGTTATCTTTCATAGTTATTTAGTTTAATTGTTAAAATTTATTTTCTCCTTCTAAAGAAGCCTCTACCTCCGTTACCACCGTGAGGCCCTGTACCGTGATTTCCGTGGCCTCCACCGTTCACTGAGTGAGCCTGTGCTTGTTTAGGTGTTAGCATTATCATAGTACCTAGTGCTACAAATGTGGCATACTTACCCATCTTCTTAAGGGCTTCTTGTCTTGTAATCTCTTCGTCTTTCATATCTTTGCTTTATGGTTATCGTAATAAAATTTGTATATCTCGCATACCTTTTCGTGCATTAAATGTTGCTTGTATATCTCCTTACCTTCGTGCTTAGCGTTGCCTATCTCAATGACTAGCTTAACATAGCTGAGGTTAACCGTCTTTTTACCTACCTTGTGGGTGTACATACTTTTAGTTGGCACAGGGTACACTCTTAAGTGATTACCTTTCAAGGCCCAACTCATATAATGTAGACACTCCATTACTTCTGAGACATTCTAGTGGCCTCTATGCGACCGTTACGATAATGCTTCACTAATAGCTGTGTATCTAGTTCTACGACCTTATACGGCCTTATAGATAGCTTAATGAGTAGTTTCCTATACAAATTCATTTCTCTTTAATTTAAGGGTTAGTAATTTATTCTCTAGTGTTAATCTCTCTACCTCTTCTCTTAAGGCTAATATAGCCATCTCCTGATAGTCTAGTAATAATTCTGTTTTAGTGTCCATATTTTAGTTATTATTTTTATAAATTTTCTTGTACCCATTTAGCTCCAAATATAGAAGCCTGTTTTTTAGTTTCAAAGTACTCACTCACATATATATAGTCCTGCTCATTACCGTTATAGAACTCAATAGTTATATTCCAAGAGTCGCTTCCCATCCCATTTGACTTAAAAGGGTTTACTACATCTATAGTCAAGCCTCCGTGTGATAGTCCGTAATGAGACTTGTATTTTCTTTTTAAGTTTAAAGTAGTCATAGCGTTTATTTTTTGTAAAGATACGAAGGCATATCAGTTAAACCTGAGCTTTTTGCAACTTTTTTTAAAAAAAATGTAAATTAATTTGTAACAGGCTGAGGTGTAGCGTCTTAGCTTATAAAATATTTTCCACTATTTGGGTTACTTAGGCAGTAAGATATAAAATAACGACATCCGTCTAACAAGTGATTGTAGTCATCTACAGCTATTTCTTTGCCTTCTTTCCAAGTATAGTTATTAAGCTCTGTAATAAGGTTTCTAGAGCCTTTGTGGATATATAGCTTATACTCCTGCATTAAGGCAATACCTAAGTTTATAGAGCCCTGTCCTTTTATACTAGGCTTTATGTTTAAGCCGTAGTTATGTTTAAGCTCGTGTAATAATCTAGGCTCAGCTGAGTCTCCTATAGTAAGTGTCTCTTTGCCCTGCTTCAATAATCTAGCAGCTATATCAGATGTAGTTAATCCTTGAGCGTATACAATCTCTTTAAGGTATATCTCCTTAGATTTCTTATTAATCGATATAAGGGTAGCACCTGTAGGGTCGTTACTAAAACCAAAGTCCATTCCTATGCCGTAAAAGTCCCCGTTAGGATTGAAGTCCTTGACCTGCCAATTAGTGAAAATAACACCCTCAGCGACAGAACGCCAACCACCGAGAATCTGAGCTTTATACTCCTCAGGCCTCTCCTCTTTCATTCTATTAACGTTAGCTAAGAAGGTAGCATCTAAGTGTTTCTCATTGTCTTTATATGAAGTATGTATATATGTAGTATCTTCTATAGTGGTATTTTCCCCTCCCTGCAGGTCTCTACTCTCAAAGAATCTCTTGTATATCCAATGAGCTTTTGTAGCAGGATTCATTACCATTATAACTCTGTTCTGTGCATCCTTAGAACGTACTGATAAATCGATTTTATCAAATAGTAAAGGGTCAGGCATCTCTTCAGCTTCGTCTAATATCCAAGTAGTAATGCCATTAAGCGACTTAAGCGCTGCCGTCTGATTCCCACTCCCTGTCTTTAGCCCTCTAAAGTATATCTTATTACCTGATATCTTATTGGTTATATCTGTCTTGTTAACTAAGAAGTCGTTACTTAAGCCTAGTATATCAATCTTCTCTGTCATCTCAGGAATAATAGAAGTACTCGCTGAGGTCATTGTGTATCTAGTGAATAGTATATTGTGGTTATTCTCATAACTTAACAGCAATAGAAAAGAGGCCACACTAAAGGACTTAGAGCTACCTCTACCACCTGTTATGATATAGTACCTTGAGTAGTCGTTAAACAAAGGTCTATACTTAGGGCTTAATTTTATTAAAGGGTTTTCAATCATATCTATTCGTCATCAAAACCTATAAGGCCTCTTAGTCTAATGTTGTGGTCTACTGTAGCCGTTGTGTTGAGGTCTATCTCTTGCTTAGGGAGTCCCGCTCTGTACTTTAAGAATAACTCTATAGCTCTTTGGTCTCCTGATTCAATGCGTTCTAATAGCTTCTGTATTACTACATCTATGTCTATATTTTCGTCAAGGATTTGTCTTATATTTATTACCTCTCCGTTAGTTGGTCTACCACTATTCGGTCTTACGCCTCCCCAATTATCTGAGCCTTGAGCTCCGTCTTGTTTGCTTTTACCTGCCATCTTGGTTTATCTTGGTTTTTTACTCTTTATTTAAAAACAGCCTAATTAACAGGGCGTTATCAACTTAGCCATAAACTCAGGTAGTACATAACTATACTTTGTTATCTTAGCGTTTCTACTGAAGTCCGTCGTCATAGGGCACGTAAAAGCTCTTACAGTCATATTAACGATAGTTTCTATATTCTTAGATATATTATATACCCATACGCCTTTGTCGTCTGTTACAACGTATAAAAAGTCTTTGCCTTTAATCTGTGCCTTCTGATAGTTAACAAACAGTTTAGAGGCCTCTAGGAGCT